GTTATGGTCAATGTCTTCGTTGCTACATCATAATGATGCTGTATAAAACTTCCAAACATTTTTCCTACCAACTCCTGATAACTGGCAAAAGCGTAGTAAGTTGCTAAACCTCCTGTAGCACCTGCCCTCAAAAGGTATGTGTTTGTGTAGGCAAGATTGAATGGTTCAAACAAAGTTCCTCCTTGTCCACCTTCTGTACGTGAACCCACAGTTCTTCTTCCTACCTGTCTTACATTAATAATTTCGTCGGGTAAGATATATTTGTTTTGATTTTCTTTAAGTTCCAAAAAAGCATATGATTCTTCAACAGCATTTGAAGACCGTTGTCGATACCTGTTTATCGCCCTTTCCAACGCCGTTTGATAGTGTTTTGGGTCTAATTCTACATCCACCATACCATCTCCCAGATTGGTCTTTACATAATCAAAAATTTCTTGTTGTCCTGTTTGAAGTTCTGACATACACATATTTACCGTTGCGGCAAATACTATAAATATGTCTGTATGCCAAGATTGTCTATATACAAGCCTGAAAAAGGCAATGATTACAAATTTTTTGACCGTAACATCAGAGAAATGTTTACTGTGGGTGGCACTGACATCTATCTCCACAAATATCTAGGCCCTTATGATCAGGGATCTACAAATAAAGACGGTGACGCTTCACCTACACAACCACAGTATTCTGGAGATTCACTTAATGAGAGAACAATACAAGATTTGTTATTTTTAGAGAACAGAGACAGGAAATACTCAGACGACATTTATATAATTAGGGGAATCTACAATGTGCAAGATGCTGATTTCAATCTTTCACAATTTGGAATGTTTCTTCAAAACGACACAGTGTTCATGACTGTTCATTTGAACGATACCGTGGAAAGAATTGGAAGGAAAATAATGTCCGGAGATGTTATAGAACTACCTCACATGAAAGATGATTTTTCATTAGACGAAAATATACCAATTGCTTTGAAAAGATTTTATGTGGTAGAAGATGTGAATAGGGCGGCTGAAGGATTTTCGCAAACTTGGTGGCCTCACCTTTTGAGACTGAAACTAAAATCTTTGGTAGATTCACAAGAATTCAAAGACATATTGGACAAAGAAGTCGGAGACACAGGAAACAGTCTGTCTTCGTATATGAGCACATATAATAGAGAAAAAGAAATTAACAGTCAGATTGTTGCACAGGCCGAAGCAGACGCTCCCAAATCTGGTTTCAACTATAAACAATATTATGTCACTCCTATAGACGAAAGAGGAAATGTGAGAAAAGAAGGTATATCAGAAGGCCAGGCATCCTCAGAGGAATCAATCAATGCTGTGATAGATACACCGGCCGCATCTCACTATGGATTTTACATAGACGGAGACGGCATACCGCCAAATGGTTATGTAGCAGGCCATGGAACAAGTTTTCCTACGTCGAGTATAGACAAGGGAGATTATTTCTTGAGAACAGACTATCTACCAAACAGATTATTTAGGTACGACGGTACAAGATGGGTCAAAGTAGAAGATGCTGTCAGATTAACAACGACAAATAACGATTCAAGGTCTAACTATAAAACAGGTTTTATCAATAACAGTTCTAGTTCTACCATAAACGGATTGACTGTTGAACAAAGGCAATCTCTAACAGATGCACTCAAACCAAAGGCTGATGACTAATGCTACATTTTTACGAAGGACAGATAAGAAAATTTTTAACTCAATTTATAAGAGTGTTGAGTAATTTTAACATTGAGACAGGAAAAGGTGCCGACGGCACAGTACAACTAAAACAGGTACCAGTTGTCTATGGTGATGTAACCAGACAAGTTGCAAATATCTTAAAACAAAACTCAGAAAATTCTCTTGTCTATGCCCCTAAGATTGCGGCATATATCACAGGATTAGAATACGACAGAGAACGTATGCAGAATCCATATCACATCGAAAAACAACATCTTAAGCAGAGAGACAGAAATGCCGATGGCACCTACAATGAAAATTTGGGTGCGGGATATACCATCGAAAAGGTCATGCCATCACCGTTCCGTTTAAATGTTCAAGCAGATATTTTTACCACAAATACAGATATGAAATTACAGATAATGGAGCAGATTCTTTATCTATTCAATCCCGACTTTGAAATACAGAAGTCAGACAACTACATCGACTGGACCAGTTTAAGTTATATAGAATTACAAAATGTAACATTTTCATCAAGAACAATTCCAATTGGAACAGAGACCGAAATTGATGTGGCATCAATGACATTTTCTATGCCAATATGGCTATCACCGCCAGTAAAAGTTTCTAAACTTGGTGTAATCGAAAAAATTATAATGAGCGTTTACGACGACGACGGCGGAATATCAAAAGGATTGATAGATGGTTCTCTGCTTTCGCGAAGTTATATCACACCAGGCAATTTCAATTTATTTTTATCAGGAAACCAATTACGATTGTTTGGCACAACAGGAATAAATGTTGGCTCGGGCGGTGACGGATACTACACAGGTGCATCAGCAACAGATCTAGATCCTTTCACAACATTTGGTCCACCTATAAATTGGAACACATTATTGAACCAATATGGTAAAATTACAAATGGAATTTCGCAGATAAAATTAGTGCAGGAAAATGGCAACGAAGTTGTGGGTACGATTGCTCCTTCACCGTTGGATGAATCTATTCTAGTTTTCAGCATAGACGCAGATACCGTGCCTGCAAACACCCTTACAAATGTTAGTAAAATTATAAATCCATTAACTTTCGATCCTGGCACACCAACAAACGGAACTAGATATCTTGTTGTCAACGATGTAGGTGATTCTACAAACACGTTTGATGCCTCCGCTTGGGGAAATCTTAGAGCCAGTGTAAATGACATCATAGAATATAATAGTTCCACTGGTAAATGGGGAGTGGTATGGGACGCTTCTGATCCGGATTCCACAGTGGCATATGTCACAAATTCAAACACCGGTATACAATACAAATTCACTAATGGTGCATGGGTTAAAAGTTATGAAGGAATCTATGTTGCGGGCAAGTGGACTCTTGTGTTATAATCAATAAATGGAAAAAAATATAATTTGTTCGGGTGCATTGTTCTATGCTGTAAACACCAAACGGTTTTTGTTTCTTCAGAGAACTGATGGAAAAACAAAAGGTCTATGGGGATTGGCAGGAGGTAAAGCACGTTTTCAAGAAAGTCCATTTGAAGGATTAAAAAGAGAAGTTAAAGAGGAACTAGGTTCTACTCCTACCTTTAAGAAAGTTATTCCACTAGAACTTTTTACATCAAATGATCAAAAATTTTTTTTCAATACATACGTAATAGCCGTACAGGATGAATTCCTGCCTCGATTAAATCACGAGCATTCTTCGTATGCCTGGTGTGCTTTCGAATGTTGGCCAAAAAATTTACACGCTGGCCTAAGAAATACTCTTAACAATAAAAGTATCAAAGGTAAGTTGCAGACTATATTAGATTTAATAGTTTAGTCGTTCTTGATATATTTCTTACCTGTAAGTTTTTCGATATCTCGTATCATTTCTTCCATGTTAACCCTTACAGTTTTACCAGTTTTGGTGTTCCTTGAATAGTATTCCCACTCACCCTGTTCGTTGTGTGGAGATATCTTGGTCACGTTGCCCGCCTCGTCTTTTACGAACACTTCAGCACTGGATGCCTCGTCCTTGGCGTATATGTGTGCATAGTCGGTAATTGTGTCGGGATCACTGTTCACGGCCAATGCCACGGCGGTGTTCATTTTTATTCGACCACCCGCATTTCCATCAATTATGAACTGTCCATTGTTGCCTGCGGGATTGGCGGTCGTACCATCTGTGGAAACTGCAACAGCAAACTGTGTCTTGTTGGCATCGTTAGTGTTATCAAAAGCAAACGAACCGCCAACAATGAGTGCTGAACCATTCCAGTATTCGTGGTTACTCCTGAACAGGTAGTCACCTGCCTGCACAGCACTCGGCGATGCCGCCGTGCCCCTGTATCTCCTTGTCCTCACGTCGGGAGCGTCACTTGTGTCGTTGTACTGCTCCATCCTGATCTGTGCGGTCTGGGCACCTTCACC